GCTCCCGAAGGTGGTAACATGTTTAGCCCTGACTGGTGGCAGTTTTACGGCTGGGATACAGATCTCCCTGAATTCCAGCGAATCATGCTTAGTGTTGACTGTACCTTTACCGATGCCAAGAACAGCGACTACGTGGTGGGTGCTGTTGTCGGGCAAGCTGGGAACAGGTATTACGTTCTTGACCTCGTCAGGGAAAAGCTGGACGTGGTAGGGACGATGGCAATGATTGCGAGGCTGTATAAACGACATGCATTGTCAGGAACGTTGATTGAACTTGCGGCATCTGGCTATGCGGTTTATCAGATGATGGCAAAAAAAATTCCTGGATTGATTGGGATAAATCCAGACAGATCTAAAGAAGCAAGAGCATCAGGCATTGTACCTATTGTTGAAGCTGGGAATGTGTATTTACCTGCTAGTGCTACTTGGCTAGATGCTTTCTTGAATGAGTTTTCCTTGTTTCCCGCTTCTAAAAATGATGACATGGTCGATGCACTAACAATGGCGATTAATTATTGTAGTCAACGTTCTGCGCCACAAATGACAGAAGTTACTTGGGGCAGAGGTGACAGAGTTTTGCCAAATATATCAAAAATACAAGCTTGGTAAACTGATTGGATCAAACTTTGTTGGGCATATTCTATGGCACGAAAGCCGTCAAAGTTTAAGATGAGTAAAGAGCAGCAAATTCTTGCATCTGATAATTTAAACCTTGCACGTCGTGAAGCATGGCGATTTCAAAGAGGCACTGGAATCGATTATCAAACTTTAGAATCAGTTGCGTTTGAAGGTCTTTGCAAGGCTGCCTATAGATACGACCCAGAGAGGCCTCATCCGGTAACAGGCAAGTCAATGAAGTTCAGTTCGCTGGCGATTCCAACGATTCGTGGTGAGCTAATGCATTGGATTCGGGACCGTACTTATGTAGTCCGCCTGTCGCACAAAATGCGCGAAAGGTGGGTTAAAGGACGCAGGTTGCTTTATCGCGGCGCGACTGACCTAGAAGTTGCTGAGGCTTTAGAAATATCAAACGAAGAGTGGCTTGAGGTTCGGAAGGTCTGCTCAGGTCCACCCCTGGAGCTGAAAGAACAAGCAAAGCCAACTGAGCCGTTAGAGCCGAGCGAGATTGATTTTGCTGCAATTTACTTACAAGCAGCCAAGGACGCTATAGAGCAAATAGATACACCCGAAACCTTGCAGGCGCTTGAGGTGTACTTGGCTGGCAATGGTTCCATCATTCCACGCCAAAGTATAAATTCATTGTTAAGGGCTGCAGGCTGCGCCGCAACAGACTGGTCAGAAGAAGATATTGAACTTTTGGACGGCTGGGAAAAGATTAGTGAAGGCAGGTTGCAGGGCAACTTATTTTGACTATAAAAGAGAAAGCAACAGAAAGTCATGCGGATCACCGACGCTTCTAAGGAGAAGCTTAAAGCAGGCTCTATCTCAAAAGTTATTGAGAACCTAGGAAGCAAGCTTAAGAAAGTTGGTCGTGAATATGTTACACAATGCATTTGGCATGATGACACTAATCCATCTCTGACTATTAACGACGACAAAGGTTTTTGCTTTTGTCATGTCTGTCGAAATGGTGGTGACGTGATTGAATTTACCCGTCACCGCAAGGGACTTGATTTTGTTGATGCCGCGAACCTGGCGGCTTCAATTCTTGGTATTGAGCTTGAGACTGATGGCATCAGCCCAGAAGAGCAAGCCAGACGTAAGCAACAACGGCAAGATGCTTTAGAGAAACTAAAAAGAGACCAACAGCGCTGGCAAGCAAACCTCTATGACTTTGGAGCAGAGCATGCTCTAGAAATTCTAGATAATCGTGGTATTGACTGCAAAACGATCAGGGAATTCGGCTTAGGTTATGCATCTTCTGGCTTTTTTGCTAGTCGAATAACGATACCCATTGAAAATTACAAAGGTGAACTGGTTGGCTGGACTGGTCGCACAACAGCAAATCAGCCCGCTAAGTACAAAAACTCACAAGACAGCGATCTTTTTCAGAAAAAACTCCTTGTCTATAACGAAGCACGAGCGAGGGAGGCTGCACGTCTCACGGGCTCATTGATTTTTGTAGAAGGTCATTTAGACGTTGTATCGCTGTGGCAACACGGAATTAAAAATGTTGTGGCAATGCAAGGTACTGGTGCGCCTGACCCAGTAGTACTTGAACGTTTGACTCGTTCGGTCAAATCTTTCACCTTGTGTTTTGATGGTGATCAAGGAGGTAACAAAGCGATTCAGCAATTCATTTCAGTTGCTGGGCCAATGGCACATGCGGGCAAGATCCAGATAAATGTCGCAAAGATGCCTGATGGTAAAGATCCTGACGAGGTGTGCCGTGAGTCTGGTGCTGATGGGTTTTATGGACTAATTGCCAAAGCTGTGCCCTGGTTAGACTGGGTAATCAACCACTGGGTTAATGGTCTTGATAAGACCAATAGTGCTGCGATGACAGATATTGAAGCAAAGCTGAAGCAAGTTATCAACAAATTTCATTCTGCCGCTGTCAGGGCGCATTATATTGACAAAGCTGCGCGAGCGCTCTCTTCAACACCTAAGCAGGCTAAAGAAATCGTAAAAAACTGGGGTTCTTTCCCAGATGTTAAGTCCGAGCAGACTTGGTCTCCAAGGTCAGAAGAAAAGTCTAGGATCGTTATTGAAAGAAGAATGTTACGCATATTTGTCCACAGGCCTCAACTGCGCGACGAATTGCGGCCATTGCTTGCTGGCGTAACCCATCCTCCCTTGAAATGGCTCTGTGAGCGCCTAGAAGAACTGGAAACACATTGTGCGACGGATCTGACGCCACACAGCGTAATGGCCGTTATAGCGGCTTCTGAGCCTCACTTTATGCAGCAACTCAGGACAATAGCTAGGCCAAACGTAGCGGTAGATGATCGCCCTGGAGTAATACAACATCTCCAAAGGTCGCTAGGATTATAAAAAAGAGAATTTTATGCATCAAGACAAAACTAGGCTTACAACTGCAGACCTATACATAGCAGCTCAGGCCGGGATTCTTCGCAGAATTTCAGCCATTAAAAGCAATCGGCATCAACGTCATGGCAATCTGGCGAAAGATTTGTGGGACCAAGACATTGAAGGCTGTATTGCAGAAATGCTAGTAGCAAAGGCTTTCAATGTTAACTGGACGCCTTATGCGGATGATCCAAAGTCCCTTAAATCTGATGTTGGTGAAGACATTCAGGTAAGATCCACAAAAAGAAGCGATGGATGCTTGCTAGTTCATCCAGATGATCCTGATGAGCAGATATTTGTTCTAGTCACTGGAACTGGCGTGAACAAAACGATAAAAGGTTGTATCAAAGGGATTGAAGCAAAGAAACCAAAATATTGGAGAACCTCAACAGGTCGTCCTTGTTATTTCGTGCCTCAATCCGATCTTTGTGTCAAATGAAAGCAATTATTAACACCTTGCCCAACTGCCCTTGGTGTGAGAAGGCAAAAAGACTGATGACGCTTAAAAACATTCAGTATAAAACCCTAGAAGGTAAATCCGATGACTGGCCTACTGTTCCATACATTGTCATTGACGGGCAGCCTATCGGTGGCTTTGCAGAGTTTGCAGCTTGGTGTCGAAAGAATTGATTAAGACACAGTTGGCAGGCTAATGACTAGCAGCTATATTAAATTGTCTCCTGAAGATTCATGTATGAAATTGTACCGTGCAGTTTACAGAGGCGACAATGATGTTGAATACAATCTAGACCTGCTTGCTAGATCACTTTCGGATGCAACAAGCTCTGCTAGCGAATTGATTCCACGGAACACTACCTTAATACGAGTTTTTTTCAATCCTGAATGGTAGCTGTATGGTCGGATTCTATTTTCTTTCAGTGGTACTCATCATGGCCTTTGTACTAGAACCCGACCTAACTGGTCGCATACTGCTTGCTTCTTTTTTGAAGATCGAAGTATGGATCATTAACTTGCGGCTAAAGTGGGCTGCTTGGCGCATTTATCGTCAACTTGTCAGCACTTGCAAACAAAACGGATTTCCAGAGCCAGGACCTTTCAGGTTTGTAGATATTTGGGAAAGAGACTCGCTAAACTTAAGGAAGAATAATTTATAACTCGTGGCGCTTTCCAAAGCAGATCGTATTTATGAAAAAGGTTCTAAGAAACGTACCAGCATTGGAGACGGCTTGCGCAAACGTGGTTCATTCAAAACAAAACGCAAAAAACCTTACAGGGGGCAAGGAAAATGATGACCTGCAAAACACCATGCGAAGCCTGTCATTGCAGGCAATCGGTTTACGATTTTGATTATATCGAAATCGATCCATCTCCTCTTGCAAGTCAAATGAGCGCTTGGCTTGCTTCTCCCAGCAGTTTTTATTTCCGTGACTGTGCAGTAAATCCTGACTCTGCTCATTGCCGAATCGAAGAATAGACAATGTCTGAATCATTGAGCAGTCAAGAGCAGGTTGCATATACATTGCTTGCTCGCTACCATGAAGGTCATTGGCTTCGTCGCTTCAATACAGCAGCGGTTTCTGCCAATGAAGCATGTAGTCACTTCGATACCAGTTATCAGAGCAACTATTGGCATCGCGTCTCAGACGCATCAATCGCAAACTCTTTTGATCTAGGCCATGACCTTTGACGTTACTTTCAAAAGGATGGGTAACGACTCACCGCAACATGTTTTACAGGTCTGCGGCACGATGGAACAAGCCATCAAGGAGACCAAGCTTCAGTACCCTGGATGCCTTGTGATCAATGCAATTTTAGTGATGTAATTAAATGAAACCGATTTTTCTCAAGGCCCTTTGGCTTCTGTTTTTTGGGTGCGTTCTTGCTGGCACGGTTCTTGTGACAACATACGAGTCACCCATTACAATTAAAGACCTACAGGATCAACGCTGACGTACCAACAACACGCATCACAGAATCATTAAAACCCTCGGAAACGGGGGTTTTGTTGTAAATCAATTAGGTAAACTTTTCCTACGCACTTAAGGATCATGCAAGAATTCCTGCCACAAGCTCCGTCTGCCGAAACCGTTTTTTATCGCACTTACAGTCGCCGCAAGAGTGATGGGACTCGTGAAAATTTCAAAGAGGCGATGACACGCACGGTTGATGATATTGCACGTATTGGCAAATTCACAGAAGAAGAAGCTGCCCTCGTCAAAGAGCAAGCACTTGCACAACATTCCTTCCCTTCTGGTCGCGCCTTCTGGGTAGCTGGTACCGAGTGGGGGCAAAAGCAAGAAAACTTTAGTGGTTATTACAATTGCACATCAACCCACGTGTCCGACCTAGAAGCCTTTGGGCTGATGGTCGACCTGGCAATGCAAGGCTCTGGAACCGGTGCAGTTCTCGAAGAAGATGTAATCGCTGCCTTGCCACCTGTTCAGCACAAGCTAGAAATTCTTTCTACGACCGAAGTTGGTACTAATCCCAAGCGTCAATCCAAGACGACTGTGGACTCATTGCTTCCTTCAGGCACTGTAAGGCTTGTTGTTGGTGACTCTCGCAAGGGTTGGCAGGATGCTTACCAGTCGATTGTTAACTGGGCGCACAAGGGTCTAGATCGCCACGAAGGCCATATTCGGATTCACTTAGATCTAACCAACGTTCGTCCAGCAGGGGAGCGTCTAAAGGGCTTTGGTGGCACTTCAAATCCAGTAAAACTGCAGACAATGTTTTACAAAGTTGTAGACCTTCTTAATTCAGCGCATGGCAGGAAACTTACAACCGTCGAAGCGTGTCTCCTTATCGACGAAGCAGCAGCTTGCATTGTTGCTGGCAATATTCGTCGCTCTGCTGGCATGCGCCAGTTTGGTCAATCTGACACCAATGCAGCGACTGCCAAGCTCGGTCTATACAGTCAGGATGAGGAAGGCAACTGGAGAGTAGATCCGAAGAAAGAAGCACTACGGATGGCAAACCATACCCGTTGCTATCACAGCAAGCCTGATTACAAAACAATCGAAGACGCTGTTCGGCTACAATTTCAATCAGGAGAAGGTGCGATTCAATATGTACCTGAAGCTGTAGCTCGCGCCAACGTTGACCTTCTGCCTCATGCTGGCACCAAGCGGGCTTTCTTGGAGCTGTATAATGTTAAGGGCCGTGAGGCTGCTAAGCGATACTTAGGACTCGCCTACGCTGCTATCTACGGCAAGGAATGCGACGAGCGTGAATTGCAACACCGTATGGATCGCTATGGGCTCAATCCTTGCGGAGAAATCATTGGTCGTGATTTCCACTGCAATCTTGCAGAGGTTCATCTAAATACGATTGATCCCACAGATTACGAGGCGCAAGAAAAAGCCTTTTACGCTGCAGGCCTCCAGGTTGCGGCTCTCTTGCAACACAAATTTGTCCATGAACGCTACCAGTATTCTCGCAGTATTGATCCGATTGTCGGCGTTAGCTTTACTGGTTTGTTTGATTTTCTCGTACATGCTATCGGTTACGAATGGCTAAAGTGGATGATGGATGGTCGTCCTGATGGACGTGCCGCAAAGATTTTTCTTGCAAAAGAGCGGAGCCTGCTAGAGCGTTGGCGCAAAGCTGCGCACAAAGGTGTAATTGGCTATTGCGAAAAGCATGGGTTGCGTTTGCCCAATCGCATCACTACTGTCCAGCCTGCTGGCACAAAGTCTCTGCTGACTGGCGCTTCCTCTGGCTGGCATCCACCCAAAGCTCAACGTTTTATCAGGAGAATCACTCTTGGTGTCAAAGATCCGCTGGTGCCTACTTTGGTCGCCTGTGGCTATAGCGTCATCCCCGCACAATCAGCACGAGATGATGAAGGCAACTTGCTGGATGACATTTCCGATCCTCGTGTGCAAGAGGTGTTGGTAGAAATTCCGACCGAAGTGAGCTGGGCAAACCTGCCTGGTTGTGACGAGTTCGATTTGGCACAGCTGCCTGTAGAAGCTCAATGGGGCCTGTATATGTCAGTCCAAGACCACTACACTGATCACAACACTTCTGCAACAATTGAACTGAGGGAAAATGAGATTGAAACGCTGGCAAAGCTGATCCACGAGAACATTGACAACAATGGTGGTTACATCTCCGCTGCATTGCTGGCAAGGTTTGATGCCAATGAGACTTTTCCTCGTCTTCCTTTTGAACCTATCTCAAAAGCTCGCTATGATGAACTTATGGCTATTCAGGAAATTTCACGCGGCACCGACACTGATTTTCTGCAAATCCTGAATCAATTTGATACGCAGGAATGGAGCATTGAATTTGTTGCGGGTTGTGCCAATGCAGCCTGTATCGCCAAAGCCGAAAAAGATGAGTTGGCTTACGCCTGATGACTATTGTTGATCACCAAATCCGTCAGCTCTGCCGCACAGCAGGGCTGGTGGAGCCTTTTAACCCTGACCAAGTCAACCCCGCTAGCTACGACGTGACCCTGGGCAGCAAGATCCTGGTAGAGTCTGAACCGATCTACCGTCTTGTGGACTGGGATCATCCAGGCAAACATTACATGCCGATGGGTGCGGACGGCAAGATCATTGTTGAGCCTTCTGCCGACCGCTGGACGAAGGTCGACATTACTGATGAGCCTTACCTCTTGAAGCCTAGCGAATTTATTCTTGCTGCTACAGAGGAATACATACGTGTTCCTCCAAATATGGAATGCGTGTTCAACCTAAAGTCCTCTAGAGGCAGAGAAGGGTATGAACATTTGATGGCTGCCTATATCGATCCTGGCTTTCATGGCAATGTGACACTGGAACTGGTCAATGTAAATCGGTTTCACGAATTACCATTGTTTCACGGTATGCGCATCGGTCAGCTGAGGTTTGCCAAACTGGATGAGATCCCCATGAGGTCGTATGCGGTAACAGGGCGATACCAAAA